AGTATTTGTTATTATCTGCCCCGGCGTTTCAGTTCTTCTGCAAATTCTCTGACCGGAACTTTCACGGTCAATGGTTCATACTTCCCGCAGGCGTCCAATTCATACAAGAACTGTGTTTCACCTTTTTTCAGATAGTGAAGTGTTGCAATGTCTGTGACCTTATGCAGCGCAACTGCTGCCGTTGTAATCACTGTGCAACCCTGCGGCAAATAAAGTGCTTCTTTTGTTTCTCCGTCCTTTGTTGTCTTGATTGCTACTGTGTCCCCAATCTCTAACGGACACACTGCCTTGAAAAATTCTGCTTTCATTCCTCTTTGTCCTCCTGTTCGTGTTTCTCTCTGTTCTGTCTTCTTACCTCCCAGCCAACTTCTCTGACCACTACAAATACCAGATATAAAATGCCCAGCCCTACGCAGACCGCAAAGAATGTTGCCAGCGCTTTTACAACCTCAATCAGAAATGCAATCATTGTTCTTGCCCTCCCTCATTTTCTGTTTTGCCCAGCCAATAGCCCGGCTGCTTGCGTTTATCTGGTGCAGCTGGCGTACTCTGATATTATTTGTCTTTTCTTTTTCCTCTGCCTGCTGCCGTTTCAGCTGTCGGCGGTATAGTAATTCTTTCCCGCTGTAATACTTCCGCTTCTTTTTCGCCATCTTTATTCCTCCGTAGCTAACACGTTCAAAATTTTTTCAACTGCCTTGTCCCAGAAAATATTTGCAAATTCTTCTACATTGCAAACCTCGTCACCGTCCCAGTCAACAACCATTGCGTCGTCACACTGGCATAACTCGCAACCGCTTTCTTTCAGCGCTTCGTTTGCAATCTCTGTTACCACTTCTTGTGTTGCTGCGTAATCGCAACCACGGTTCAAAATGTCTTCCAGATTTTCCATTGTCTTTTTTGATATTTTCGCCATCTTTATTCCTCCTAAAAGTATTTGCGCTGGTATCTGCTGCCCTTGCTGGCGCTCTGTTTTCTTCTTTGGCGCTGCTTCCTGTGCTTCTGAAACTTTGCGTCTTCCGCTGCTGCAACCTGCTTTTTGACTGCTTCATGGTCTATGTTGTCAACCTCTTCTTGCAGGACTTCCAGCACTTCAACTTCACTGTCTTTGAAAGTGAATGTCATACCGGGGTCATACTCACCACTTGTCCAGTCTTTCTGGAACTTCTCAAAATTATCTCTGTATCTATACGGTGCCTGTGGGTGGTACTGTTCGGCTTCATATATGCCCAGCATAACTTCTTTGTCGTCCTTGTCGTCCCAGTTGTAAAGGTGCCAGCTTTCGTGGTTGTCCCAGTTCCACTTTGATAAATACAGCACTATTCCGTCAAAGTAGTTACCCTCACGCACCATGCCTTTCATTTGCTTGCAGGTGAAGCCCTGCCCCTTTAATTCCTCTTTGATTTTCTCATAGTCCCTGCCGCCAGTATGTAACTTTGCTTTTACGATTAACGGCAAATACTGTGGCTGTTTATCTTCTTTTCTTGCCATTGCTTGTCCTTTCCAGTCTGTCTGCTATCCGCAGTATGCTTTCCATTGACTTTCTAATGTTTGTGTCTGTGCCCTCTGTGATTTTCAGCACGTCTGCTACGTCCCGCAGTTCTTGTGCCATTTCCTCTGTTTCCCCGGTCACAATGTCGTATTTATTGCGGCAGGCGGTGCAGACCTGCGAACCCTCCGGGATAATCTCACCGCATATCAAGCAGCGGTCAACGTCGTTCATTCTTCCCAGCTTTCGTATTTCTTCACACGCCTTGTCAAGTTCTGCACCTGCTCAACAAGGTTTGCAACCTCATGTGGTGACAATCCGGTTTGTTCATAGTCATACAGTTTCTTTGCGGCTTGATTGACTGTGACGTGTGGTTTTAATATGGCTTTCTGCCCGTTCTGGCTGTATTCCGTCAGCGTCGTTCTCTTCTGCCGCTTCTGTGGCTTCTGTGGCTGTCTGAACACCCCTGCACGCTTCATGGTGCTGTAATATGGCACTGTCTGTTTCAATGTGTGGTCCATTGCTCCCATTTACTCTTCCACCTTTCTTCCTGTCTGCTCTATAACTCCCAGATAACCCGCTATTGTGTCCATTGCTTCTTCTGCCGTCCAGCAAACCGCTGTTTCATAGCCCTGCTGCCGCAGCTGTTCCAGCCACCAGTCCTGCTTGTCTGTTGTTTTGTTCTTTCCCCACTTCATTTCAACATAAAGCCCGTGTTTTCCGTTTTTGGCTACTGGCAAGCATAAATCCGGCACGCCTGCTTTTACTCCCTGTCGTTTAAGGTTTGCCGCTTCAAGCTGGTTCCTGCTGCCGCCGTTTGGGATATGGTGCAGCAAGTCCAGTTCTGGGAAGTCCTTTGCGTAGAACGTCGCCCAGTTTATAACTCTTTCCTGCTCTGTGGCTTCACTGCGCTTTCTGTAATATGCTCTACTCATTTGCTTCGTTTTCACCTCCTGTCTTTATATTCTCAAAGTAAAACTTTACTTTTCCGCAATTTTCTTTCACAATTCCGTACTTTTTCGCCAGTCTGTATATGAATACTTTTTCCAGCCGTTCCGGTAATGTTTCCAGCTGCTTTCTGAATTTCTCAACGCTCATTGTCGATTTATAGAAATTGCACGCCCGGCACGCTGGCATATAATTTTCAATGCTGTTTATCTCTTGTGCTTTCCCGGCTTTCAGTTCCTTTTCGTGCAAGTACACGGCTTCTATGTGGTCAACCTGCATTTCTTTGATTGTGATTTTGCAACCGCAATACCCGCAGTGACCGTTCAAGCTGTCATACACCTGCTGCCGCATTGCCTTTGATATTGCTTTTCTTCCCTCTGCCATGCCTGCACCTCTTAATCATCAAATTTCAATTCTTCTGCCGCTTCCGGCGGTTCTTCTTTTCTCTTCCATTCGTCAAGGTCAAGCAACTGCCCGCATTTGCTGCAATAGTTGAAGTCATTTGACACATGGAAGTAATAACCGTCTTCCCGGTCTTTCTTCATGTCCTTGTCGTATGCTGAAAACAAATGCTTTCCGCATACCGGGCAATAATAGCTGTTAAGATACCCCAGTTGTCCCGGCAATGTTGGGTATTCGCTTTTCTGGTGCTTTGGTTTTCTTGCTTTCCTTGCTGCCATGCTTTATCCCTCCGTTGCCGCCTTTATCAATCTTTGCTGTATTGCTTCAAAATCCAGCCGTAAGTCCCGCATATTCCAGTATGTACCACAACCCGTGCATTGTTCGTCCATGTATGTGTACGGGCAGGCAGTGCAAATGTCTGTTTCCTCCTGTAATGTCTTTGCAACTGTTGCCAGTTGAAAAGCTATGCCCCAGAATTTCTTCAAGTCAATTTCTGAAATATCCACCGGGACTTCTGCCGCCTTTTCAATCTCTGCGTCTGTGACTTTGTATTTCTCTTTCAACGTGGTATACATCACCTGTGCTGTCTGCTGCTCCCCGCCTATGCCACGTTCTGCCAGTGCTTTTATTTTCACCAGCTTTTCAATAATTTTCTGTCTATCTTCCATCAGTCTTCTTCCTCCGGTTCTCCTATCAGTGCCGTTGGCGGTTTTCTCTTGTCCATAAAATTTGAATACCACGCAGCCTTTTTCAACATTCGCTTTTCTTCGTCTGTCCTCTCCGGCGCTTCTACGTCGTTTTCTTTATAGCAGCGTGCCGTTTCGTCTGGGTATAGGTCGTTGCCGCACCTAAACGCCACCAAGAACGCTTCCAGTTCTCTTTTCAATTCCTCTTTGTAGAAATTGTAAAGCAGTGTTATTTCTGCCGCTTCAATCTCTGTGCAGTCACAACCACGCTTCTTCCTGCGGCTGTATTTTCCAGTGTATATGTGGTAACTTGCGTCACCCGTCACCTTGTAGAAAATCCAGCGCAGCACCCTTTCTTCCAATTCGTCTGCATATCCGAACCAGTGAAGTGTCACTGCGTCCAGCATTATTTCTTCGTCTTCCAGTTCGTATCTGGCTTTTAAGTCCTCATACATTCGCATTGCGGTTTCTTTTTCACCGCCCACGCCACGTTCTGCAAGGGCTTTTATTTTCTTTAGCTTTGCAGCTATCTTGTCACGTTGTATCTGGTCCATGTCTTTTACCTCACATACTGCCACGACTGCGGCGCCCGTTTTATTCCCAGTGTTTCAAGCGTCAGTGGCTTTTCATACTCTCTGACCGTGGAAACTTCCCAGCCATACACCTTGTTTCTGCTCCCTGCTGCATAATTGTGAATGTCATGTGCAGGAACCTTGCTTTTCTTCTCTGCTTCTTCAAAGTTCTTGATTTCCAAAACCTCCGGGCAAATAAATTCACCCAGCACCCCGGCACCGCCTGTCACGTATACCAGTACCCGGAACGGTGCTTTGCATTGCGGTTTTGTCTTCCGCAGTTCCAGAACCTTTTCACCTGCTGCCATCTTCTGCCACCATTTCTGGTGCAGTGATAATATGACCACTGGCATTTCTTCCAGTTCTGGCGTTTCCCATTGCTTTTTCAACTCTTTTCACCTGCCCTTACTGTTCAAATTCGCTTTTCAGTTCAATTCTGATATACAGAATGTGTTGCAGGTCTTCCACCCGGTATTTGCTGAACTGTTCAACTGGTATCTGCTCCGGCAGCTTATCTGTCTTTTCCCAGTCCCATATCTTTTCTGTGGCTCTGTATGTTTCCATGCCCAGCCCCATTTTCTTTATGCGTCGCTGCTCATTTAATCCGCTGTGCATTGCATTTGCGGCAAATCCACGGTAAACAACCTGTCTGGCTGCGTTGTATATCACCAGTCTGTCACTGGGCGTCAGCTTGTCCAGAATGTCACCCAGTCGCACATCATTTCCCATTGCCTGCACCTCCCAGCTTCTTTTCAATTCTCTGCTTTGCTTCCAGCACTTCCCGTGAATACTCCGTTTCTGTCAAACCTTTATTCCATACGTGCTGATATGCACCCGTCACGCCGTAGTTGTAAGCCGTCAACACTTCTGCTTCCGTGTCGAACCTCTCTTGCAATTCTGCCAGATAATCTACACCAACCATGATGTTAAAATAAGGGTTTTCCACATTGTCCACATTCAGTCTGTGCATACGTTCTTCATGCCATTTTGCCAATACCTGCATATATCCGGTTGAACCCTCACTGCTGGTTGCGTCCCATCTGTACCCGCTTTCTGTTTCAATGATTGCCAGTACCAGTGCATAGTCAACGCCGTTCTGCTTGCAAATTATGTATGTGAATTGCTGCATACATTCCGGGAAGTACCCGCCGTGGTCTGCGTAGTCCTCCGGCACTTCATATCTTGTCCAGCCCTCTAATTCCTCACCGGACCAGTCAAGGGACATAAGGTTGAACGGGTACGGCTCCTGCTGCACTGCTTCCGTGGTCGGCGGTGTCGGTTCCGGTTCTTTGGTATTTTCCGGCAGGCTGTTTGCAGCTGGCTTTACTGCTGCCCCTACTGTAAACACAATCACAACCACTGCCAGCAGTCCTGCTGCAATGTAATTGCCGTATGCCTTAATTGCCCTTTTTATCCTCTTTCGCCTTAATATGCGGCGTATCTGCGGTGTTCTTCCTCTCACGCTTCTTTCCTCCTGTTCTGCCTTTTGGCTTTTCCTTTTTCCACATTTTCAAGTAGATATGCCACCCTGTCTGCTCATAGTAGACGGGTTCGCAAGATACAATGTTGTAATTGCTGTATATCTTTCTGAACTCTTCCAGCCCTCCATCTGGTGACTTTGCCAGCTGTTCCACTTTGCGTTTGCTGTATTTAAAATCATTGCACTTTTCTTCCGGTGCTGTCAGATTTCGGCTATACTTCCAGTGGTTTTGGTCACGCTGCTGCTTCTCCCCGCCGTCCTCTCTGGTTACTTCTGGGCGGTCAAGGTTCCTGCTGCTGGAATAGCGTTTCTTTCCCTGCGGGTCCTTGACAATATATTTGCAAAGACCCTCTATGCCGTTTTCATTCATTTGCAGGCGGTCTGCATTTACCCAGCCCAGCTGCTTTATACTTGCTCTGTATTCCGGGTCACTGGTCTTCTTCCAGTTGATACGGTCTTTTGTCCACATCATTTCCACGTCGTCACGGTCAAGTCCACCATTCATAATGATATGGTGGTGTATACGCTTAATGCTTTGACCGTCCTTTGTGTACTTGTATTCTGTTACCAGTATGTATTTAAGTGGTTCAAGTCCCAGTTTGTTTCTGCGGTACGCTATGCGGCGCAGGTAATTTGTCACTATCTTTTCTGCTTCTTCTACTGTGCCCGGCAGGTTCTCTTCACTGTATGTGCAGGACGTGTGCAGGTCCCCTATGCTGAAATTGCCATTGCCTAACTGTACCAGATAGCGTTTGGCGTTCTTGTCGTTAAGGTCTTTTTGCTTTGGGGCGTTGCTTTTTCTCTTTCTGCCCCTCTCCCCTCTGGTTGCCTGCTCTGCTGCTTCTGTTCGTGGTATTATGTCCACTTCTCTATAATTGGCACAGTCTGTCTTCTTCTCTCTGATAAACACCACTGCACTTCCTTTTCTGTCTGATACCTTTTTAGCGTATAAGGGTATACCAGAAGTGGTGGTGCCTATCCCCCATCAATCCTGCTTATTATCTCCATACCAGCATATATATAAATTTATATATTTCGTAGGAATGTTAATACCCCATACAAGCCCGTTTAGCAGGGACAAAACCCGCTATTTTCAAGGACTTTCCAGCCCTAAAATGTTTGACTTGTAACCGCCAATATGGTATAATAAACATGTATTGAATTATTAACATATTGACTTTTGAAAAGCCTTTGATTTTGTGTTTGCGGCACATCTTCAAAGGCTTTTTGCGTTGCCTTTTTATCGGTCAAATATTAGAACGCTTGTTCTTTATGCGTGTGCTTCCGCACTCGCTTTCAGTAAATCAGTTACCAGTTCCCAGTTTTCCAAAAACAAAGCGGAACGGAACGAAACGCTGTAGTAGACGTTAGAACGGGCGAGGCTCAAGTTCAGCGCACCAGCGCCACCGCTGGAAGTGTCGAAGAAACCCGAACCCCGGAAAGGCACGGCTTCTTCAAGTTCATTGTCTGCCCATATTCCGGCTGTTTCGTTCTTCCAGTCATGCGGTACAATTCCCAGCTTGTACGCAATTTCCGGCATTTCTTCCAGTTCTTCCAGCTGTAAGTCCTTAATATGGCAGCCGTCCCATGCCACTTCAACGTCTTCTTTGGTTGAAAGTGTCACGCCGTCGTTGCCATATAATCGCAGCGGCTTTCCGTTTACTGTCGCAACCTGCCAGTCTGGGGCTTCTGTCGTGTAGCCGTCCACTGCTGCGTCATTGTTCTTTGTATACTCAATAACGCCGTAGTGCAGGTGCAAGCCTGTTACCCATTCATAGAAATTGCCGCAAAGTCCGAACACGCCGCCTGCGGTTCCGTCGTGGGACCATGTAAGCGGGTCAAGTCCGGTCAGTGTGCGTCCCCTGTCATAATTCACGCCCTTTTCGTCCGGGTTGTCTGCATTTGCTCCGTAATTGGTGTTACCGCCGATAGTGTGCCCCAGTTCTTCCGCTTCGTGCAGTAAGTAGACAAATTCTGCATTTGTCATAAGGTGCCAGCCGTCACCCTTTCTTGCGCAGGCTTTGGCTGCGTCATTCATGTTGATTGTGTGCTTTGGCTGCTGGAATGGCAGTGATACTGCAACGCCACCGTCCAACGTATCAATCACGGTGTTGTGATACTGTGAAATAAGGATTGCCGGGACAATCTTATTTCTAATCTTGAACATTTCCGGCACGTCCTCTTCTTTGTACGTTCCCGGCTCCATGTAAAACATGGTCATGTAGTTTGGCAGTCCCAGTCTGTCTTTGACAATGACCGCTTTTTTCTTCACAAATTCTTTCATTTGCGCTTTTCCTCCTTGTATCTGGTATGATTTATTTTGAATAGCTTTGCGCTACTATTCACATTTTGACTTTTGAAAAACCTTTGGTTTGTGCCCAGCGCTTATGCTGACTGCTGCTTTTTCTCTTCCGGCTCCGGCTGTTTCACGGTCACGGTGACTTTTACGCCCTCCCGCTGTGAAATAATCATTGCCAAAGTGTCAAAGAAGCGCTGGGCATTGAATGTTCCTTGCACTTCCATTTCTGCCACCTCCTATGCCGTCTGTGGCTGCGGTGTGGTTCTCTGGCGTTCCTGCTGAATACCCAGCATATAACCCAAAATGAACATTTGATTGTCACCGTTTAACTTCTGGAACTCCTGTGCGGTCTTCTCAATCATTTCTTTTTTCTTGTCTTTCATTTCAACTGCTGCCATGTCTGCTTCCTCCTTTTCTGTGTTGTGGTCCTCTGCTATAATTGGATTGTCAGCCAGTGCAGGGCTGGCAATCCATAGCAAAGGGGGTGTTTATATGTTGGAAACTCCAAACGTGAAATCTGTTTACTACAACAAGCCTTGTGACTTCACGCTTGAAATTTACGCCTATCGCAAGTTGACCAAAGAAGAAATCTTGCAAGCTGCGCAAGTCTTCAAAAATCAAAACCACTGGTCAACTTTCCCTCATGGGAAGAAATACAAATGTTACGCTACCCATGAAGATAGTTTTTAAGCGCTTCAACAAGTGCTTTCACTTCTTTTTCCCCGTGCAGCGTCAGTTTTTGGCTACGCATGGGGAAAATTTCTATTGCGTCATTTTCCGGGTGTTCTGCAATTCCGAAAATCACATTTCTTTCA